GAGCATCATCTTCCTCCTCATCAACATAATTAAATTCTACACCATCAACATCAGTAAATGTTTTTGCATAATCAACCGCCCGTTTGTGTAAACTTTCGTCCATCTCTTTCACATAATCTGCATAGTGTGTGGAAAATTCAAACACCGCTTCTAAAAAGGCCCTTACCTCATCACTCATATTTTTTTCCAGTCTTTAATTTTTAGATGTGCTTGAAGGCCATAATAAGAATTTTCGTTAATTATACTTTCAACCTTACTTGCGTCCATTCCTCCGAGAACCATTTCATTTATGTCTTTCTCTTTTATATTACTTGGCCACACGCAAACGGTTTTGCCCTTTTCACATAATGTTTCCATGTAAGAAACAATTTGAGAATTTCTTGGTTCATTATCTAAAACATAAATGAGTTTAGATTTTTCAAAATGAGACGGTGTGTTTGTTATCGCACCAGAGCCAACCAAAGCAACCGAGTTGGACAGGAACATGCAATCAATCGGTCCTTCAACAACGTGAATGGGCTTTGTTGTGTCAACAGTCCACTGGTTAAACCAAAGTCTCTCAACATCCTTCGGTTTTGCCGTGAAATATTTTGGAGTTTCTCCGTCCGTAATCCTTCTTCCTTGTGCGGCATAAATTTTGTTTTCCGCATCAGTAAATGGAATCACAAGTCTAGGTTCACTTGGATATTTTACCTCCTCATTAATTGCTATTGAGGCATACTCGTTAAAGTCATCAACGTAAAAAAGTTTATCATGCCATTTAGTTGGTATCTTTCTGTTCATCACAAACTGTTTACACTCATGATCATCGTTTAACACAGAAATTTTCTGTGTGAAAACAATACCGGCATGTTTAGTTTTAAAAGGCACAAAATCCATTTTTATTTCTTTCTTCTTTGTTTTCTTTTTCTTACCAAACTTTTCTTCAAATGTTTCCATTGAGTATTCACTTGCAAGAGACGGTGCAATTTTTTCTAGAAAGTTTTTTATGTTGCTACCAAAACCACAATTGTGACAACGGTAAAAAAAAGAATTATTTTTTTCGTAAAAGTAACCTCTACACTTTGTTTTATTTTTTTGTGAGTCTCCACAAATGGGACAACGACAATTTGCAAGATTACCCGACTTCCATTTAAAAAGAGAAAGTTGGCCCGAAACTAAATTAATAAACTTTTTGTCAACGAAAGAGGTCATTAGATATTCCAACCACTAACTTTTTGTTTTTCAAATTTTTTTGGTCTAAAGTCAAAACCATTCCCCGGAACATCTTTGTTTTCATAATTAGAATCTGAAAGGTCTTCGTTCTCCTCTGGTTGAACGTCATAAAGTTTCATCTTTGATCTGTCAATACCTAAAACAAATTTTCGATTGACGGTTGCACTGTTATACCGATTCTTTAACTGCTTAACCATGACCTGTCCCAATTCCTCCAACTCTTCGGTACTTGTGATTGCAAACATAAAGTCCGCTGTCTGTGGCAAACCGAATGACTCTGCGGTGTCCTCCAGCCCAACGTCCGTGCTTACAGAACCACCTCTGTTCAATTGTGTGGCAGTAAAGACAGGAACGTTATACTCACCAGCGAGTCCTCTCAATTCCTCCGCAATCGCTTTCACAAAGGTATATGAGTTTACACTTCCATTTGCCTTTAATCTGGATGAAGAGCAGATGTTAATATAGTCAATGAAAATAATATCAGGGACAAAACTTTTTTTCAACTTCAACTCATCTAACAGAACTCTAAAGTGATTTGCATTTGCCGTTGATGTCGGATACTCTTTGATAATTAATTTACCCTTGACATTTTGACTAACAGTTTCAACTTTCTTTTCATACACGCTTTTTGGCAGGTCTCTTAGATCATTTACAGGGACATCAAGTAAGTTGGCATCAATTCTTTCTGCGATTCGTTCCTCTGCCATTTCAAGTGTGATGTAAAGCACGTTAAGATTTTGCAACAAACAATTTGCTGCATGATGACACATATAAAGAGATTTACCAACACCAGTTCCTGCCATCACAACATTCAAAGTTTTTAATGGTGTTCCACCACCTGTAATTTGATTGAACAAATCTAAATCAAAGGGTATTTTTTTCTCTTTTCTTTGATAAAAATCAAATCTGTCAGAGGAATCATCAATGTAATCGTGTCCGATGTGTGTGTCAAAAGAAACAGCCAAGGCATCAGAGAGCATACTGGGCAAAGATGTCCACTTTTTGTCTGGAGAATCTCCTTGTAAAACTTGAATGCCTTCACTCATGGCATTGTAAATAGCACGATATTGACAAAACTGTTCTGTTTCATCAATCAACCATGTTTGATCTACAACGTCGGCATCTGAAAAACTTTCAATTAATTCAACACATTTATCGTGTTCATCTGATGACATCTTATCATCATTTTCAACAATAATACCGAGAGCACTTTTTGTGGGTGAAGAATTATATTTCTCTATGAATGTTTTAATGTGAGTAAAAAGTTTTTTCTCGACTGGATCAGAAAAATATTCCTGCACCAAAAAAGGGATAACTCTTCTAGCGTACTCCTCATCAAAAATCAAATTTTCGAGGATAACCTCAGTTTGTTGCTTCATCTAGTCTCTCATTAATGGCAGACATTAAAATATTAGTAAGAAAAACTTGCATCTCATTGCTTTCCTTTGGTGCTGCGAAATCTTCTCTTTGTGTGCCAATGTTGTAAGAAAAATCAACGGAGATATTCTCCTCAAACATCATGTCGATGTTAGTATATTCAACAACACAATCATCAAAATAACCACCCTGTAAAGAAACCACCATTTTTTCCTCAGTCTCATCAAGAATAGAAAAACTGGTAAGGATTCTTTCTTTTTCCCAATCAATTGTCATATCTAAATTCCTTTCGTGTAAACTCGTCGATCTTATCCAGAACTTCTTGTGTGTAATACTTTTCTGGATCGTTGTTGATCTGTTTTTCAAATGCAGTCTTGCCATCAGGCAGTTTAATGCGAGTCGAAACTTTCTCAAACACACCAGCAGCAACGGCAAAATCAACGAGTCCGTAATACTTGTTCAGCCCTGTCTTGTAATTAAGTTGCACTGTAACTTCTGAATTTTCTTTCGTCAACCTTCCTTTGAAAAGTTTGCAACGAATCAAGTTACCAACGATGTCGGTTCCGTCTTTGTCTTTTCTTTTCGATAGATACACGATGGTCGAAGCGGCATACTTCAAACCAGAACCACCCGACATTTCTTTGGTTGGGACATAAGCACCAACAACATCGTAAGTGTGATTCGTCATGATCATCGGAATGCCGACTTGTCCGAGTTTCAAAGTGAGAACACGGAACGTTGACTTGACAAGTTGTGCCCGAGTCATGTCACGAACGTTCTTGCCGTCTGCGATGTCATTCACTTCCTTGTTGGTAGGAAGCATACCTAGCGAATCAAGAACCATCATAGTTGGTTTGCGATCTGCTTTGTCAGTCTTTTCGATACCTTCGATAATCTTGAACGCTTGTTGACGAAAGTTCTCCACGGTGTCAACAGGGAACACGGCAATCCGTGATGGATCAACACCACGATCCTTGAACATGTCCGAAGTCACCGCTTGCTCTGAGTCAAAGTAAAGAACAACAGCGTCTGGATTCGACTCAAGAAAAGCCTTTACCACTCCAATGGAGAAGAATGTCTTTCCGGTTGCTTGTTCTCCTGCGAGTGCGAGAATCTTGTTGTCAGGAATGCCGCCATAAATACTACCACTAAGAAGAGCATTAAAAGCATAACTGCCGGTATCAATAAAACCATTAATATCACTCTCGATACCACCCTCAACAATTGACGCATATTCATTTCCTGATTGTTTAATGATGTTGTCTAAAAAACTCATCCGATTGCATTCTCCAATTTTTGTTTGATTGTTCTAAACATATCCACCTCTTCAATAATACTTTCAAGACTTTGAGCCGTGGAAGAATCTGAACTAATCATTTTTTTATGAATAGTCAAGAGTTCATTCACTCTTTTGTCAAGAAGTGGCACAATTTTTTCTAATTCGTTTAACGATAATTTCATCCAAAGAAATCCTCCAATGATGCTCTTTTCTCATAGTCCCACTCAACGACATCAAGAATGTTTCGCAGGGGATCGAGGAAAGATTTTTCAAATTGTTTTTCGTAATCAATAAAGTCGATTATATCAAACTCTTTCGGTAATGTCGAGACAAAAGATATAACGTGATCTCTACCATCAATACCACCGAACGGATTTGGTGATTTTAGGTAAAGGAATTTAATCTTCTCACCCTCATTGATTGTCTCATACTTCTTAGTCAACTTGTGTTTCTTTAAATAATAATTGAACAACAATGATCCCTTGACGGCAATTGGTGTTCCCTTCTCATAGATTGTTGACTTGTTAGAATATTTAGCCAAGCCATTACATGATCGAGGAAAGGCAATCTCCTCTGGTGCAGCAACCATAAACTCCTGTCGAATCTCTTCGACTTTTGCTTGCAGTTCTGGCTCGGTTCCCGTGAGAATAAGAGCGATGGTTTCTTTCAAAGCACTTCTGGCAATCTGCGGTGTCGAAGATCGAGTCGTTTCAATTCCCATGATCTTAAGTTTGGGAGTGTCATAACGAATGCCCTCGGAGTCATGCACATTCAGCATGTATCTCTTTTTTGCAGTCCAGATGCCGACATCAGCGATAACTTCTCGCTCCATCACCATCTTATTCTCATAAGCGTTCATCTGTTCTGCCAGTAACTTGTAGGATCTGTCAATAAATGGCTGGATGATTTCTGCACAGGACTTGTTGAGAAATTCAACCACTTGCGAATCGGTTTTGTTTGGAGCCGCAGCCCGAACCAAGTTCCCAAGCCGAAGATAAACGGAATCAGTATCAGATGCAACAACATAGTCATAATCTCCTGTCTTAAGAGTTTCATTTAAGAACTCATTTAATTTATTTGCGATATATTGAATAGAAAGTTGACCAGACATTGTAATCGCTTCTGCCATGTCAACATTAAAGTAACGGAAGAACTCATTACCAATCGCACCATAAGCGGAGTTAAGTTGAATCTTCCGAACCAACTGGAAGTTATGATACTTTGATATGTCCTTCTTTAGTTTCTTTGTGTAACCCGCTCGTCCAAGAGATGGCATGTTCTTGTTCGGAAGATCCTCCAACTCCTTCTGTGCTTCGATCATCTTCTTCTTGAACGACTTGCGTTCGAGATACATCTTTTCCATAAGTTCGGGAAGGAACCCACGAACATCTTTGCGATAACAGGTTCCGTTCGCAGCAACAGAGTAACCCTCAGATGTAAACTGCTTAATCTTTTCATGACACGGTTTGTTATACATCTCAGGACTGTTTTTAAGAAGGTTATCTACTCCGATTCCGAACCGATCATCCTCGGACTTTTCAATCATTGTTTCGGGACTGATGTTGTATTGCATGATCAAGTGTGGATATAGACTGTTCAAGTCAAACGAAACGATCCATTCGTGTTTACCAACGATTGGCTCTTTCACATAAGCACCAGCGTATTGTGCGTTCTTCTTCGTTCCCTTCTTGGATGGGATGACGATGTTTCGTTCCGCAAGGTAATGATAGATGATCTGATCCCAAGTTCGGACTTGAGAGAACACATCCATGAAGTTCACCTTCGCTGAATAGGCAAGTGCGAGTGCAAGTTCGATGAGTCGAAGTTTATCTTCGAGTCCTGTCACCAACAAAGTATCTTTGACATTGTATTCCATAAACTTCTGAAAGTCTTTGCGATAGAAGTCAGCGATGCTGCCATACTCTTCATATGAAATCTTCTGTTCACCGAGTTCAACAAACGCAATATGATCCAACTTGTAAGACGCTTGGTTCACATAGGTGAACTTTTTGTAAAGATCAAGGTAATCAAAGTTAGCAACACCTGTGATATCATACATTGTTCTTGTCCGTCCCTGAATGGTGATGGGACGCTCGTTCACTTGCTTCCACGGAGACAAACGATTCGCTTGTTTTGTGCCAAGTAAGTGTCGCATCCGGCAATAAAGATAAGGAATATCAAAAAAGGTAATGTTCCAACCTGTCATAATGTCAGGATCTTTTTGCTCCCAATAGTCAAGGAAGTCGAGAAGCAGTTGTGCTTCGTCATCATACTTGGTGCATGTGTGTTCGGGAATAGAATACTCACCCAAACCAAACACACGAATCTCATCACCGACTTGAACAGTGATTGCGATGATCGCTTCTTCGGGATTGTCTGGGTTCGGGAACCCGTTGTCACAAGTCGTTTCGATATCGAAGTTGGCAATCACGATCTTACTCGGATCATAGTCAACGTCCGCACCGAAGTGTTGTTCACCAATAAACTGATATGCGAAGTCCATGTTCCCATAGACGTTGAAACCAGAAACGTCATCATACTTGTTGACAAACGCTCTGGCCTCATACATGTCACCCGGCTTCACTGGCTCAACATGCTCACCGTCTAGGGTTTGATACTGTGTTTTCTTTTGACTTGTAACGAACAGCGTGGGATAGAACTCAATCTTCTTCTTGACACGCTTTCCGTTTTCAATGCCACGATAAAGAACATTTCTACCCTTCACCGTAACACAAGTATAAAAGTCACTCATTCGATTCCTTCTCACCGACGTATGCGGACAACAAAACCATGTAATTAATAATATCAATACATGAGTCATGGAACGACTCATTTTCAAGGTTCATTTTACCAGATTCGATGAAAGAACTCAAGCGAGAAATCTTGTCAATCACACGAACAACCATACCTTGTTCGGTGCTACAGATACCCATGGCTTCCACTCTGGTAAAGTTTGCAAATGGCTCCAGTCCATCGTTTCCGGCATAATCTCTATTTTTCAGTTTCATCAAGTCTCGTGCCTCACCACAAAGTTTTTCATGTGAGGCAAGCAATTCATCTCGTGTCATATTTTAATCCTTTATCTCGTTACATCATATGGAACATCAGCGTATGAATCAGTATATTCATGCTCAATCATTTCGTTAAGCAAAGTTTCAAACGTGTAATCAGGAGTCCAGCCAAGTTGCGTTCTGAGTTTAGTTGAATCACCTTTTAGATCAGTCAGTTCCTCTGGTCTAAAATATTTGGGATCGACTTTCACATGCTCACTAAAGTCTAAGTCCAATTGATTAAAAACATATTGAACACAATCACGGACAGAATGTGATACTCCCGTCGAACACACAAAATCGTCAGGCGTTTCTTGTTGCAACATCATCCACATCGCTTTTACATAATCTTTCGCATGTCCCCAGTCTCTAGTTGCATTCAGGTTTCCAAGACTAAGATATTTTTGTCTTCCCTCTTTAATAGCAACTGCACCCTTGACAATTTTACTCGTCACAAAATTGGAACCCCGTCTTGGTGATTCGTGGTTGAACAAAATACCGTTTGAGATAAACATGTTGTATGAATTGCGATAGTTTCTTGCGATGTTATATGCAAAAACTTTTGCACAACCATACGGACTCACGGGTGTCATCGGTGTGGTTTCTCTTTGGAAGCCATCATCGTCGATAGAGTTTCCGAACATTTCGGATGAGGATGCTTGGTAAACTTTTGCCTCTGGACAGATCAAACGACATGCCTCAAAAACATTGAGAACACCAAGACCTGTGGTAGCAGCGGTATAGATCGGCATATCGAAACTGATTCGCACATGCGATTGTGCCGCTAGGTTGTAGATTTCATCTGGGTTTACATTTTGCAAGACTGAGATGAGAGAGGACAGATCATTCAGATCACCATAGTGCAAGTGCAGTCTATCAAAGACATTATCGAGTCTTGCGGTTTGGTTTTCTGCCACCGAGTTTCTTTTCAGAATGCCGTGGACTTCGTATCCTTTTTGCAGAAGAAACTCCGCAAGGTAAGAACCATCTTGTCCGTTGATACCTGTAATCAGAGCCGTCTTTTGCAACCCTCTTTCTCTTCTCCAGAGTTCTCCTCCAACTTTTCCATCAATAATTTTACTCATTTTCTTGCCCTTTCATAATTTTCAACGAACCAGTCGATGCTTTCCTCAAGACCTTTCTCGATTGGGGTGAATCTAAAATCACCGATCAACTTTTTCATTTTACTATTGTCTGATGGTTTTCGCAACTGCCCATCTAATTTTTGATTGTAAAAAATCGTTCCGTTAAATCCCATCCTGTATGCGATCTCTTGTGCGATCACTGCGATTGACACTTCCTCATCAGGAGAGAGAATCAGTGGCTCGGAATCATCATAGTTTTCCAAAGTCCATGCTGCAAGTTTCCCTACA